AGAAGCGGATCGCCGACGACGCCGAGACCGACGCGATGGTGCTGCTGACCGAACAGATCGCCGACCACTTCCGCCTCGGCCGCGTCCAGGTCGACGGCGTCGGCAGCGTGCCCCTGCTCACCGTGGCGACCGATCCGGTCTTCGCGCCCGAGCACCTCACCGAGAAGCGCGTGTTCACCAGTGTCGTGACCCTCACCTTCCGGGTGCTGCGATGACCGGCGCCGCGATCGGCATCAGGGTCCGGACCCGCGCGGACATCCCCAGGGTGCTGCGCGCGGCCCGGCGGGCCAATATCACAAGCCTCGCCCACGCCGGCGCGTCGGTCCGGCTCACCGCCCGGCGCAGTATCCGCCAGAGCACACGCCCGTCCGACCCGGGCAGGCCGCCCCGCACGCGGCGCGGGCAGCTGCGCCGCTCGATCCGCTACGCCGTCGAGACGCATCAACAGCGCGTCGTCATCGGCCCCGGGTACCGCACCGTCGGCACGTCGGCGCGGGCGCACGAGTTCGGCGGGCGCTACCGCAAGCAGCGCTACCCCAAGCGCCCCTTCATGGGACCGGCGCTCGACAGAACACGCGACCGCCTGCCCAGGCACTGGGCCGGCTCGGTCAGGTAGGAGGCACAGATGGCCATCAAGCTCGGCATGGACGCCGTATTGAACTTCCAGACCGGCGGTGTCGCCGGCGGCGGCTCGTGGACCGAGCTGGCCAACGTCAAGGACGTCACGCTCAGCCTCGAGACCGGCGAGGCCGACATCACCACCCGCGCCAACGCGGGCTGGCGCGCCACCGTCGGCACGCTCAAGGAGGCCAGCGTCGAGTTCGAGATGGTGTGGGACACCGCCGACGCGGGCTTCACCGCCATCAAGGACGCCTTCTTCAACAACGCCGTCATCGGCCTCCAGGTGCTCGACGGCGCCGCCGGATCGGGCCTCGAGGCCGACTTCTCCATCACCAACTTCAGCCGCAACGAGCAGCTCGAAGAAGCGCTGACCGTCTCGGTCACCGCCAAGGTCACCTACGACGGCACTGCGCCCAGCTGGATCTGAACGGAGCACGCATGAAGACCTTCACCGACAACGCGGGGCGCACCTGGACGGTGAGCATCACCGTGGACGCGATCAAGCGCGTGCGGGGTCTGCTCGAGGTGGACCTGCTCGAGGTCGTCGGTGGCCAGCTCATCGACCGGCTGATCTCCGACCCGGTCCTTCTCTGCGACATCGTCTACGCGGTGTGCAAGCCCGAGGCGGACGCGCAGGGGGTCGGCGACGAGGACTTCGGGCGGGCGATGGCCGGCGACGCGATCGAGCACGCGACCACGGCGCTGCTGGAAGAGCTCGTGTCTTTTTCCCCGAGCCCGAGGGACCGGGCGAATCTCCAGAAGGTCCTCGAGACGACCCGCCGGGTGATGGACCGGGCGCGGGACCTGGTCGAGCAGCGGATCGAGAGCGGCGAGCTGGAGCGGATCGCCGAGGAAGCGCTCGCGAGTGCTGGCGGACCCTCTGGCGGCTCGCCGGCGTCGCCGGCGTCGATCCGGGCCCCCTGACGCTGCGCGAGCTGGCCGCGATGGCCGAGGCGCGGCAGCGCGACGGGTGGGCCCGCACCAGCTCGCTCATGGCCCTGATCGCCAACACCAACCGCGACCCCAGGAAGCACCGGGCGTTCCGGCCGAGCGACTTCGACCCGTTCGCCGCCAGGCCAAAGCAGAAGGTCGACGTGAGCATCCTCAAGGACATCTTCATCGACGGCAGAGCACCGCGCACGGAGGCGCACCCATGAAGACACAACGCCCCCTGGACATCGTCGCGCTCGGGTTGATCGCACTTGCTCTCGCCGCGTTCGAGCTCGGCGTTCTCGGGGGCGTCACGACGACCGACCGTGAGCCGCGGGTGACGAGGCTGGCCACCTGAGCGGAGATCACCCATGACCTCGGCACGCGGTATCCGGGCGGGCGCCGCCTACATCGAGCTGTACGCCAGCGACAGCAGGCTCGTGCGCGGGCTCAACCGCGCGCAGAAGCGGCTCAGAGCCTTCGGGACCTCCGTCCGCCGGATCGGCGCGCGCCTGGTAGGCATCGGCACCGGGCTGGCCGCGGGCTTCGCGGTCTCCACGCGGGTGTTCGCCGGCTTCGACGACCGGATGCGGGCGGTGCGCGCGGTCACCGGCGCCACCGAGGAGCAGTTCCAGGCGCTGCGCGAGGAGGCCAAGCGGCTCGGGCGGACCACCTCGTTCACCGCCGGGCAGGTCGCCGAGGCGATGACCGAGTTGGGGCGAGCCGGCTTCGAGCCCGAGGCGATCCTGTCGAGCACCGAGGCCGTGCTCGCCCTCGCCCGCGCAACGAGCACCGAGCTTCCCCGCGCGACCGAGATCGCCGGGGCGGCCCTGCGCGGGTTCGCGTTGCCCGTGGACCAGATGGCCCGCGTGACGGATGTCATGACCGCGACCGCCAACGGCAGCGCCCAGACGCTCGACGACCTGTTCGAGGCGCTCAAGCCCGTCGCCCCGATCGCTGTGGAAGCCGGCGCGAGCATCGAGGACACCGCCGCGGCGATCGCCGTGCTGGCCAACAACGGCATCAAGGGCTCGCTGGCGGGCAACGCGCTCGCCCGCGCCTACAAGAACCTCGCCACCGAGTCTCGGCAGGCCGAGCTGCGCCGCATCGGCGTCGAGGCCGTCGACGCGCAGGGCGACCTGCGCCCGCTGGCCGACATCCTCAACGACCTGGCGAAGGCCACGAGAGGGCTCGGCTCGGCGCAACGCTTGTCGATCTTCGAGACGCTGTTCGGGCGCGGGCAGGCCGCGGCGCTCAAGCTCGCCTCCTCGGCCGAGGCGTTCGACGAGCTGCAGGACAGAATCAAGGACTCCGCCGGCGTCGCCGTTAAGACCGCCGAGGAGATGGACGCCGGGATCGGCGGCGCTTTCCGCCGGCTGCTCTCCGCGGTCGAGGGCATCGCCATCGCGATCGGCGAGGCGATCGAGCAGCCGATCCGCCGCGCGGCCGATGCGCTCGCGAAGATCGCCGGCTGGATCACGAAGCTGGTCAAGGAGCACCGCGGGCTCGTGGTTTCGATTCTGAAGATCACCGCCGTCGTGATCGGCGTCGGCGCAGCGCTGATCGTCGCGGGGACCGCCATCGTGGCTGTAGGAGCGGTGTTCGGATCGCTGGCGGCGATCATCACCGGCGTCGGCGCCGCCATCGGCGTGCTCGGCTCGGTCCTCGCCGCGCTGCTCTCGCCGATCGGGCTCGTGGTCGCCGCCGTCGTCGGCGTCGGCGCCGCGATCCTGACCACCACCGGCGCGGGGGCCGAGGCGCTCGACTGGCTCGGAAAGCAGTTTGGGAAGCTCAGGGAGACTGTCACCAAAGTCCTCGGCGGGATGGCCGACGCACTGGCGGCGGGCGACCTCGCGCTGGCCGCGCGGATCCTGTGGCTGTCTCTGAAGGTGGCATGGCAGAAGGGCGTCGCGGCGCTCAACACCGCGTGGCTCGAGGCCCGGAGGTTCTTCGTCGGCACCGCCCAGAAGATGTGGTTCGGCGCCGTCGTCGCCGCCGAGATCGGCTTCCACGCCATCGAGGTCGCGTGGATCGAGACCACCGCGTTCCTCGCCAAAACGTGGACGCGCTTCTCCAGCGGCTTCAAGAAGATCTGGGAGGGCGCCACCTCCTTCGTCGCCAAGCGAATGCTCGAGATCCAGGGTCTGTTCGATTCCAGCCTCGACGTCGAGGCCGCCAAGAAGATCGTCGACGATCAACTCCGCGCCCGGCTGGGCGAGATCGAGTCCGCCAAGCAGCGCTCGCTGGCCGATCGCGAGCAGAGCCGACAGCAGCAGCGCGACCAAGCCCGCGAGACGCACGAGGCCACGCTCGCTGAGATCGGGCGCCAGCTCGACGAGGCGCAGCAGAACCTCGACGACCAAACCAACACCAAGATCGAGCAGACCCAGCGGGCGCTCGACGAGGCACGCCGCCAGCTCGACGAGGCCATCGCGGAGGCAGCCAGGAAGCGAGAGGAAGCCGCGGCCGAGGGCGAGGACGCGGGCCCGGGATCACCCCAGAGCCTCGTCGCCCGCATCCAGCGCCAGCTCGCCGGGCTCGGCGCGACACTCGCTGGCTCCGACGCCACGGCGCGCGGGACGTTCAACGCGCTGGCGATCCAGAGCCTCGCGACTTCCGACGCGGCCGCCGAGCGCACCGCCAAAGCCACCGAGCAGACCGCCCGCAACACCAGGCAGCTCGCCGACACCGCCAGGAGCGGCGGCCTGACCTTCGCATAACCCCCACGACAGGAGACCGCGTGGCGATCACGGTCACGGAGAAGTTCGAGAGCAGGCGATCGACCACGGGCGACAACCCCTCGGCCGAGCTCGTCTACACCGTGCGCGGCACCACCGACGACATCGAGGCGCGCACCGCGACCGAGGCCGAGAGTCCCGCCACCTACGACGGCCTGCCCCGCCAATCGGTCTCCGTCGAGCCGGTGGGCGAGGACCACTGGGACGCGACCGTCCGCTACGCGCTGACCCAGAGCACACCGCCGCAGACCGGCGACAGCGCGTTCAGCTTCGACACCGGCGGTGGCACCCAGCACATCACCCAGAGCAAGGCCACCGTCGGCACCTACGCCGCTTCGGGCACGACCGCGCCCGACTTCCAGGGCGCCATCGGCGTCACCCACGACTCGGTCAACGGCGTCGATGTCACCGTGCCGGTGTACCAGTTCTCCGAGACGCACTACCTGCCCGACAGCCAGGTGGACAGCGCGTACAAGGGCACGCTGTTCGCCCTGACCGGCAAGGTCAACGCCGGCTCGTTCCGCGGCTTCGCGGCCGGCGAGCTGCTCTTCCTCGGCGCCTCGGGCTCGCGACGCGGCACCGGGGCCGACGACGACTGGGAGATCACCTTCCGCTTCGCCGCCAGCCCCAACGTCTCCGGCCTGTCGGTCGGACCCATCAACGGCATCGCCAAGCAGGGCTGGGAGTACCTCTGGGTGCGCTACGCCGACGCCGAGGACACCGGCGCGGGGGCGATCGTCAAGCGCCCGGTCGCGGCCTACGTCGAGCGCGTGTACGAGAGCGGCAACTTCGGGGGGCTGGGGATATGAGCGGCGACGCGCTGCGCAAGGTGCGCTCGGGCGCCCCGCTGGTCATCCCCGCGGCGGCGTACAACGCCTTTGTCGACGCGGCGGCCGACCTCCGCGCCCGCGAGCGCAACGCCGTGGCCGATCCGCGCCGGGACCTCAACCAGTGCGGCGTCGTCCTCGTCCGCAACGACTCGGCCGCGGACCTGCCCGCCTACCACGCGCTGGCGATCGCCGGCCCGCTGGTCGAGCCCGGCGACCAGGAGCGCACCTTCCAGGGCCGCACGCCGCTGATCGGCGAGCTGGCCACCGAGGACTCGCCGCCGCTCTCGTTCGTGGTGGCCCAGGAGCCGGTCGCGCCCGACGTGCTCGGGCGGTGCGTCATGCACGGCGTCACGCCCGCGCGCGTCAACGTGCTCGACGAGATCGACGCCACCTGCGAGCTCAGGGCCAGCGAGACACTGCTGACAACGTCCCCCCTCGGCGGCGCGCCGATCCTGTGGAAGGAGCCGGGCACCGGCGAGAAGTGGGCGGTGATCGAGCTCGGGCGCCCGTCGTTCGGGCGGATCACCGCCGTGCTCGGCGCCGGTGTGCCGATCCCCACCGAGGCCAACCGCTGGCGCTACCCGTGGGCCGAGGCCCGCATCGACGGCGACCCGGGGAGTGTGACGTACCTGCGCTACGTCCCGATGCCCGACGGGCTGTCGTCGCAGGCGCCCGCGGGCGGCGAGGACCCCGCCCGCATGGCGATCAACCGCTTCGAGGCGCACCACTGCAACGACTCGGTCCCCGGCTCGGGCTTCGAGGGGCTGCTCGGGCTCGGGCCGGTGTGCGACCTGCCCGGCGTGCTGCCCAACTGCCCGCCGGCCCGTTCGCTCGAGCCGCGCCTCGCGCCCGTGCCCCCGGGCGTCACCGTGCAGCTCACCTGCGAGCGCGACACGAGGGGCAACCCCGTCTGGGTCTTCGAGGCGATGAGCTGCATCGAGATCGCCGACCCGGCCGACGGGGACCGCAAGTACAACCTCATCGCGGCGGGAGGCGCATGAGCACCGACCTCGCCCAACGCCGCGAGCACGAGCGGGCCAAGTACCTCGCGCTGGCCTCGCGCCCGGGCTCGACCTACGGCTCGACCAACCACGGGCGGGACGCGGTCCCGCTCATCCGGCGCTGGAAGCCGCGGCTGGTCATCGACTTCGGATGCGGGCGGAACGAGTTCATCGGGTCGCTGCGTCGGCTCGGCGTCGACGGGCTGGGCGTCGACTTCGCCTTCCCCGATGCCGACATCGCCAGGCCCATGCACGACACCGGC